GATCCTTTTGATTTTGCGGAACACCCCGCAAGAAAGGCAAAGGTGAAAAATGACAAAACCAGATAAGCAGGTGTTTGTGAGGCTGGTTTTTTATGGATCGGTAGTGAGTTGGGGTTCGTGGCCCGTAAAACGGTATGCGGCACACCGCAACTGTAGCTCACGATGCTGAACAACGTCGGTTTGATTCCGACTCGATCCTCTCGCACCGAACCCAACGTGGGTTCGGTGCTGTTTCTGGGTTAAAAATAGAAAGAGGGTATTCCGATGATGCGGAAACCAACAATTTTTGCGGTGATGATCGTCGCCGCATTGTGTTCAGGGTGTGCTGCGATGGCAGGCGACACCCAAACGGTCGTTGACCGTTTGGGCCGTCCCGTAGCGAGGGTCGCAACGTGCGTCGGTGGGACTTGCTCGCAAGTCTACGACCGAGTTGGCCGACCCGTTGCCAAGGTCGTCAAGACCGCTGGCAAGGTCGTTGTCTACGACCGACTGGGGCGTCGTCGCTAATGAAACCCGCAAGTCCCCAAGCCTACGCCTTGATGCACGAAGGCTCCCTCGCGCTTTCCAGAATGGAAAGCGTAGGGATGCCCGTATGCGAAGAACGACTCGACGCTGCGATTGCCGATGTCGGCAATCGCATCAAGGAGATGGAAGCGGAATTGCGGTCAATGACTGAGTACGAGGAACAGCGAAAGCGGTTCGGAGCCAAGACCAAAATCGGCTCCCGAGAGCAACTAGCCCACATCCTCTACATTGTCATGGGTTTTCCAGGCGGTCTTATGAATCCAGAGACAGGTAAACTGTCTCTGGATGACGAAGCCCTACAAGAAATCAATACTCCCTATGCGAAGCTGTTTCAGCGAACGCAGAAACTAGCGAAACTCAAGGGGACGTACTTGATGCCATTCAAGCGAGAACTCTGCAAAGGCAGAGTTCACGCCTTTTTCAATCTACATACGGTCACCACGTATCGGTCAAGTTCGGATTCTCCGAACTTGCAAAATCTACCAATCCGCGACCCTGACGTTGGTAAGACTCTGCGGGGGATCATCAAGCCGAGCGACCCGAACAACGTGATCGTGGAGATCGACTACGCTCAGTTGGAAGTGTTCGTAGCTGCTTGCTACCACCGAGATCCGACGATGCTTGACATCCTTCAATCTGGCGACGATCTCCACAAGGAGTCGACGCTTGAATGCTTCAAGCTCGATGCCGTAGAGAAGCCGATTCGCCAAGCAATTAAGGGATTTTGGACGTTCGCTGCGTTCTATGGGGATGCCCCCGGCAGCATCGCCAAAAACCTTTGGCGATTCGCCGAATCCCATACGATGCAAAGCGGCAAGCCGCTTTTGCAACACCTATCGGAGAGGGGCATCAAGACCCTCGGCCACGAAAAGGCTATGACCTCCGACTCGTTCATGTTGCATATCGACAGCATGTTCAACCATTTCTGGAACAAGCGGTTTTCAGTTTACAAGCAATGGCGAACTGACTGGTTCCAAGAGTACCTACGCAACGGCCACTTCCACACGCTCACCGGGTTTCGCGTCTGGGGGATCTTCAAGCGTAACGAAGTTATCAACAGTCCAGTGCAAGGCGCAGCCTTTCACTGTCTGCTAAAAAGCATCATAGAGTTGACAAAACGCATCTTCCAAAGGAAGATGCGTAGCCGCCTGTTCTGCCAGATCCACGACTCGCTGATCGCCGAGGTTCCCCGAGAGGAACTCGACGATTACATCGAGATGGCAAACGAGGTAATGACAAAGTGGATACGAACACAGTGGCCTTGGATTATCGTTGACCTCAAAACCGAAGTAGAAGTAGGAGAAGATTCATGGGCGAGCAAGAAAACCTACCACAAGGCAGGCTAGGCAAATATCGCCTGTATCAAGGGGATGTTATGGACGGATTATCTAAAATCCCCAATGGGAAAATACAATGTTGCGTAACGTCGCCGCCGTATTTTGGGCTGCGGGATTACGGGGTCGACGGTCAGATTGGGCTTGAGCCTACGCCTGACGAGTTTGTGGCGAAGCTGGTTGCGGTGTTCCGCGAGGTCCGAAGGGTGCTGCGGGACGATGGGACGCTGTGGCTCAACCTTGGCGATAGTTATTACAACTATCGGCCCGGTAGATTTGACGACAATCGCGCCCATGCATTCGGAGGAGCGCGGACAGATGACAAGAAGCGTGGACTCCCATCTGACCCATCTGCGTCAAAGCGCGGACGACGGATTGATGGGTTAAAAGAGAAAGATTTAATCGGCATACCCTGGCGCGTTGCGTTCGCATTGCAAGCGGACGGCTGGTATCTCAGGCAGGACATCATTTGGCACAAGCCAAACCCGATGCCTGAGAGCGTCACGGATCGCTGCACCAAGGCGCATGAGTACGTTTTCCTGCTGAGCAAGAATCAACGGTATTTCTACGATTTTGATGCGATGCAAGAGCCTGCGGTCTGTGCAGGACAGAATCGCGGAAAATCCAGAAACATATCCGCAGAAGGCATGACTACAATGGAAGCCAAACAGTATGATACACGCAACCGCCGTTCGGTTTGGTCTATTCCAACCAGACCGTATAAGGAAGCACACTTCGCTACAATGACCCCAGCATTGGCCGAAGTGTGCGTACTGGCCGGATCGTCACCCGGGAGTATTGTCCTTGATCCCTTCGGCGGGTCAGGAACGACCGCCGAAGTAGCTATGAAGCATGGCAGAAATGCTGTCCTGTGTGAATTGAACCCAGAATACTGCGAAATCACTAAAAAGCGACTAGGAGACTTAAAATGACTCAACTAGACAAATTACCTCCAATTATTGGATTGCGGGGGGAAATTGGCTCCGGTAAGGATACCGCAGCCACTTGGCTAGCCTTCCACTTCGGATACGGGATCATCGGATTCTCCGATCCCGTCTACGAAAGCCTCTACCGACTCAACCCACCGGTGCTGATCGCCCACCACCGGTGCGTTTACCTGCAAACCCTCGTTGACAAGGACGGATGGGACACGACCAAACGGCGGTATCCCGCCGTTCGGCAAATGCTCCGTACCATCGGTACGGAGAATGGCAGGGACATCTTCGGCCCGTGGTGCTGGGTCAACATCGCCAAACAAAGAACGAGAGCCAGGGGCCTACCCAGGTATGCCTTCCGTGACGTTCGTTTCCCCGAGGAAGCGGAGTTCATCAAGTCCGAGGGTGGCGAGATTTGGGAGATTCAAGGTCGAGTCTCCGAGGAAGTTGCCACCTTGCCAAGCCACCGAAGCGAACAACAGCAATTTGCTGTTGATCGCATCGTCTTGAACGACGGATCACTCCCCCAATTCCAACGCCGAATCACTGAGATTATGAAAGGATTTTTGAAGTAATGGGCCTTTACCAAAAGTACCGTCCAGCATCGCTGGACGAAGTTGTCGGTCAGTCTGCTGTCGTATCGCAACTACGAGCAATGCTTGCGAAGCAAGCATTGCCCCATGCTCTTTTGTTTTCCGGTCCCAGTGGGACCGGAAAGACGACCTTGGCGAGAATTCTCGCCAGGGAACTCGGAGCATCAGGCGTCGACATCATCGAGAAGAATGCGGCTAGCGACAACGGAGTTGACGCTATCCGCGAGATCGAGGGCCGATTGCAGATGCGTGGCCTCTCCGGAGGCCGACGCATCTACATCATCGACGAGGCCCACCAAATCACATCCCAGGGTCAGAGAGCTATGCTCAAGATGGCCGAGGATACCCCCGGCCATATCTACTTCATCCTTTGCACGACCAACCCCGAGAAGCTGGAAAAGCCGTTGCAGAATCGGCTGACCCACTTCAAGCTCGGCGATGTCAGCATCGCCGACTTGAACACCTTGGTCAACAAGGTGTCAACCGCCGAGGGGATCGAGTGCATCGCCACGACGATCTCGCAGGCGGCCAATGGCAGCCCAAGGCTCGCCTTGGTGCTGCTGGAGCAGGTTGCCAACGCTCCGAAGGAGCGTTGGTCGGAGATCCTCAGCAACCCTGAGGATCTCAAGCCTGACGTGTTCAAGGTGGTCCAAGACCTCTATGCTGGAAAGTCTATCTTTCCTAAGCATGGAGTCACGGTTAAAGATCTCCCCGAAGGGGAGATCGAGCGACTTCGGTGTGCGATCATGTCCTACGGTGCGGCGATGCTTCTGAACGGAAAGTCAGTCCCAACCGTGGTCAAGATCATGGGCGAGTTTGAAAATCAGTTTTTTTCTTCTCGCAAACCCGGATTTATTCTTGCTTTGGTTCGAGCCTCGGCGTAGAACCTAGCACAGTCGGAATGGAAACTTTCACTTAGGAGGCAGAAATGTCTGAGCAAACAAACTTGTCGGTGGATCGTAACCGTCTTGCCGATGACCTCGAATCAGTTCCACAGGATATTCTCCTGTGGAACCGAGCAGCGTCCGAGGACGCCACGGCGTCCTTGGTCGCTGAGAATCACCTGAAACTTGTCGAAGCCAAGTTGAGCAGCGACATCAGGCAGAACCCCGTAAACTACGGGATCACCAAAACCACTGAGGACACGATCAAAGCGACGATCCTCATACAGCCCGACTACATTGAAGCCCAGGCGGCAGTAGTCGCGGCTAAGTCCAAGTTGTTGGAGACTCGCGCCGTTTGCGATGCGCTCGACGCTAAGCGTTCGAGCTTGAAGTACCTGACCGAACTGTCGATCTCCGGATTCCTCGGATCGACCCCAATCCAACCGAAGGGAGTTAAGAGCTAACATGGCATTGTCATCGAAAAAAACCAGAGATAAGGCCGCAGAAGGCCCTGCTGGCAGGACTCTCCGAATCCCGCAAGGCATCAAGTCTCTCAAGGTAGACAAGGCAGGCACGTTCAAGATGGTCATCTTGCCGTACACTGTGCCAGCGGGTGCGAAGCACCCGGTGGCGAAGGACGGCGATTTGCACTACGCCCGAGACTACTACGTCCACAACAACCTCGGGTCGGACAACAAGGGATACGCGATCTGCCCGAGGTTGACCAAGGGCGGCAAATGCCCGATCTGCGAAGGCATCAGTGCTGCTATCGAATCGGGCGAGTTGACCAAGGAAACGGCCAAGAAGTATTATGCCAAGCAACGCACACTGTACACAGTGTGGTTGCCTGAGCAGAATCAAGTCGTGCTGTTCGATCACAGCTACCACCTGTTCTCGAAACAGTTGAACACGACCGTCTCGGCCAAGGTCGCGATCCCCGGTCGCGAGTGGATTGACTACTTCGCCGATCCTGTCGAAGGGGCGTTCATCTATGTCACCTTTGCTGAGAAGGTGCTTCCAGGTAACAAATGCTATGAGGCCGTCTCGTTCGATTTCGACCGACACGGCGGCGTCCCCGAGGCGATCTTGGCCCAAGCCCTACAACTCGATAACCTGCTGGTTATTGAGAGTGCAGAGACTTTGCGAGCCAAGTTTTACGACGAAGATGCGGACGACGCTTCGGTGTCCGAGGACACCGAAGTGGTGGCTACGGTTTCGGCGGTGGTGCAACCACCGCCAACGCCGAAACCTTTGGATATTCCGAAGCCGACTGCCCCTGAGCCTAAGGTGCAAAGGCCGGTCGTTACGACGACCTTGCCTCCTGCTGCTCCGGCTCCTGCGGTATCGGCCCCTGCCGTCTCGGCTCCTGTGGCTGCTTGGCCTGCCAAGGGTGACGTGGCTTACCACGTCACCTTGGGTAAAGTCACGATCCACAAGAATGTCAACGGGGTAATCAGCGTCTTTGACGGAAACGATGACCCTCACAAGGTCAACTTGAAGGATCTGTCGCGAGAGCCGCAGGCTCAAGCGACAGGGACCACGCCCGAAGTCGCACCAGAACCAGCACCAGCCTCCGCTGGTTCTGGTTCCGACGAGGCGTGGGATTCGGAATGGCCCGATCAGTGATCGGGCCTGAGGGTCGGCGTCGTGGACAGTGACACGATACTACTGTGTTCGATAGGGCCTTAGCGGGACACCAACGGCACAAGCGGTAAATAAGGACAAGCCCGATTCGCGGCAGGGCTCGTCGCGAACACGCCCAGGCGGGTGTGGTCAGCAGGTGCGATTCCTGTCCGACCCTTTGAAGTGGTTCCTGGTTGGTCGACAGACCTACCCCGAAAGGGAGAAAAAAAGACCACTCGGTTGCTTAGCAGGATAGGCAACCGCTGCCAGCTACGGCATCGTGTTCACCCAACAATAACGCATGGTTTGTGGGGAAATAGTAGCGACAGTGCGTGACAGCCAGAGAGAAGGCGAGGGTCGGCGGCGTGGTGGCGACACGTGTGAGGCAACAGCGAATCGAGTTCTGAGGACTGGCCGACGACGGAGCATTGCGACTCCGAGGCGGGTTTGAATCCCGCCCGATCCTTTGCCAGTCGCACGAAAGACGTGCGAGGCAGTTCAGTTGATGGTTTTTTACGAAAGGCTTGAGTTATGGGTTGGAAGCAGTACAAACGTAAAGGGTTGTCGGAAATGCGCCCGTATGTTGCGGGCGAGGACGTTTCGGGCGTCAGCATATCCGAGACGGACAAGGCAGCAGGTAGCCCCAAGGAAGGCGACATGATTGCACGAAACCCAAAGAACCACGGCGATCAATGGTTGGTCGCGCAGAAGTATTTCGAGGACAACCTAGAGCCAGCGTAGTTTCTGGCGATGCTAGACACAGGCGGCAACTGCCTTACTGCCAACGGCGGCGAAGTTGCGAGGGTCGGCGGCGTGGTTGGAACATCGAGTATCCCACGCCAAGCGGGTAACCAAACCCGCCTGATCCTTTTGTCGGGACTTGTAAACAAGTCCCGACGTTTGTAGTACAATACAGTTTTGGTTTTTCAGCAACTAGGCAACAGGAGAAATACCATGCCATCGAAGTCAGGAACGTACAAGTCCACTGTCCCTAAGGAAAAGAAGGGGGCGAAGGGAACCAAGCCCCCGAAGCAGCCTCCGGCTGCTCCGAAAAAGGGTGGCATGACCAAAGGAAAATAGAGGTTGATTGCCTCGCGGCTCTCTCCACTTGAAGCCGCAAAACAACGGCGACCGGTGTGTGCCTGGGTTTCTTGGTGTAATCTATCTATCCGCCAATTAAACCTTAACAGCCGGTCAGGCAGCGGATTTTAACAACCTCATTTCTGTGTGCCTGACAAATACACCACCCACCGGCTGCAACCAGTGGGTGGTTTTTTCATGTCTTTACAAGGGCTAAACGATGACGACAACGATTTACGTAGACTGCGACGGCGTGCTGGCGGATTGGGTCAAACAGATCCACTACTGGGCGGACAAACCCCTCAAGCCTTGGAAGGCTTGGGATGGGTTTGCCGAACATGGGATTACTCAGGCAGACCTCAACGACGCCATGTCGTTCGTCTCGTTCTGGGATTCGATGACTCGAATCCCAGGGGCCAAGAGGCTATGGGCCGAAGTCTGCGATCTCGCAGACTCGGCATACGTTTGCACTCGACCATTCCCAGACCCCAATTGCCTATACGGCAGAGCCGTATGGCTCAAGAGGGAAATGGACATCGAGATTCGGCAAACGATCTTCATGCACGACAAGTACGAACTGGCTCGCCCAGGGGCGATCCTGATCGACGATAATGTCGAGAATTGTCGGCTTTTTAGGGAGAAAGGCGGTGACGCAATCTTGTACCCGCAATCGTACAACGGTACGATTGCGGTGGAGGACAAAACACAGTACGTCCTCGATTGCCTCAAGACCATTATGGAGCGTACCGATGCCTAAATACAAACTAGAAATACCCGTCAATCCGATTACAAAATCGGATGACGGCTTGGTCGTCTGTAATTGGTCTGGCGGAGCATCGTCAGCCGTTGCGTGCTTTATTGCTTTCGAGCATTTCGGCTCTCGATGCTTGTTTATACACATGCAAACAAACATCGAACACCCGGATACTTACAGGTTTTTGTTTGATTTTGAACGTCGACTTGGGGTGCAAGTAGAGCAACTACAGTCAGAGAAATTTCACGAGCCTGAGGATGTTTGGCAACGCTACGGGAAATTCTCGTATGCAGGCGGCGCGGCTTGTTCGTCTTATTTGAAACGAGACACCGCAAACAAACGACTGAAAGGAATTGACGTTTGGTCGCAAGTGTTCGGGTTTGATGCTAGCTCGAAAGAGAAACTCAGGGCAACAAACATGACCATGAACTACCCCGAAAAAAACCCGAGCTATCCGCTTATCCAGAACGATCTGGATAAGCAGGGCGTGTTTAAGGCTTTGTCGCACATAGGTATAACCCCTCCTAAGGTCTACCAAGATTTTAAGAACAACAACTGCCTCGGAACAGACGACGGTGAGAAGGGGGGGTGTATTCAAGGAGGTATCGGCTATTGGAAGCGAATACAGGTGATCTTCCCCAAAAAATTTAACTACATGGCTGACTTAGAACATGCTTTTACGGATAGAGCAGGTGAACCCCGAACGGTGCTGACACACACAGTCGGCAAAGTCAAACAACCACTGTTTTTGAAACCTCACCCATCGTATCCTGAAATTGCCGATATTTCCTCTAAGAAAGGCCGCTACGAAGTCGAGACGTTTGAATGCCACGGATTTTGCAGCACCGAAGAACCTAAAGAACAGGGAGAATAAAATGCCTAAGAAGAAGCCACTCGAAGTCCTACAAGACGCCGCCACTCCCAAGCGAAAGGAACAGAAGTTCCTTTCGCTTGGATGCCCCCTGCTGAACCTCGCCGTCTCCGGCGATTGGCAGAAGGGGATCATGGCTGGAACCTACGTGTTCTACGTTGGTGATTCGTCCAGCGGCAAGACGCTGGCGACGTTGACGTTGTTGGCCGAGGCGGCCAACAACCCTGAGTTCGACGACTACGAGCTATGGCATATCGATGCCGAAGTGGGCAACCACTTCGACTTCGAGAAGTTCTTCGGATCGAAAGCCGCGAAGCGGATTCAGGTGCTTCGCTCTGAACCCGGCAAGCCGATGCTGCTTGAGTTCGTTTACGACTGGTTGGAAGCGAAGATCAAAGCAGGCCAGAAGTTTGTTGCGATCATCGACTCGCTGGACACGCTGTCCAGCGAGCAGAAGGAAAAACAGATTGCCGAGGACGCGAAAAATCGCGCCGAAGGCAAGGACATCGACGGAAGCTACGGCGACGGGAAAGCCAAGATCAACAGCCAGCGACTACCTCGAATTCTTACGATGATTGAGGATTCAGGGTCGATTCTATTGAGTATCTCGCAAGTGCGAGATAACCTCAAAGCAGGCTTGTACGGGCCGAAGCACGTCCGAGGCGGCGGCCACGCGATCAAGTTTGGGGGATCGGTCGAGATTTGGACCTATCCCGGCGAGAAGCTGACGAAGGAAGTCAACGGTCAGAAACGGATCATAGGGATCGTCCCTACGTTTAAGATCGAAAAAAATCGGATCAACGGCAGACAGCGAACCGTCAGCATCCCCATCGTGCCCGACTTCGGCGTGGATGCGACCGGCGCGGCGGTCGACTTCCTTATCAAAGAAAAAACATGGTCGGCTACGTCAGGCAGGATCGCTTCCACCATGTACGACAAGACCTACAACCGCGAAGAATTGATTCGCAAGATCGAAGATGATGGCCGCGAACAAGAGTTGTTCGCGGCAATGCAGGCTTGTTGGGACTCTATCGAGTCCCAACTGACAGTAACCCGTAAGAAAAGGTACGAATAAAATGGATGAACTGATTGAGCAGATCCGATCTGCGGCTCTGAACGTAGAACAAAAAGTGCTGTCAGGGGATGCCCTGACAGCCGACGAAAAGACTGAGGTTTTGGTCAAGGTCAAGACTGATCTCGCAAACCTGCGAGATCAGTTGCATGAAATCGGCCACAAGCTCGAAGGCATTGCAGTTATCCGCAATGTCTTGAGAGAAGCTCGGAGGCAACAGTGACCGGAGTGCCATACAAATTAACCGACGAGCATCGTAAGATGCTCGGTCGGTTCGTAGCCCGAGTTGTCGAGTTTCTCGAAGCTGGGATTGACTACTCTGGGGGTGAATCCTATGAGATTCACCCACGATGCCTATTAGGCATGGCCGTAAAGGTCACCTTGCGTCTGGCAGCATCGGATGGGAATGTGTACAAGTTAGACACCTTCTTCGACATGGAACCTTGCACTAGCAACGAACACAGAATGGAACTGTTTATTCGTACCACGCTCACAGAAGCCTTACGTCGCTTTAGGAAGCGACCGCTCCCTAAACCAGAAGTGGAGGCCCCATGACCGCCGATGCTCGCTACGCGATCATCGACGTAAGCAACCTCGCTTACGCTCGATGGCATACCATCCCGCCACAGTTCTGGCGGGATGATCCTGGTACGCTGTTCAAGGCGTTGCATCAGTCCTGCAACAAGTTGCAGGACGATTTATGCGTGGACACGCTGATCTTTTGTTTCGATGGCGGATACGACTATCGAAAGCAGATCGACCCTGCCTACAAGCAACCTCGCAAAGAAGCGAGGTTGCAGGCTCCTGAGGACGAGAAGGAACTCCGACAGATCTTGTACGACCAGATGGCAGCGTTCCGAGAGATCCACTTGCCGACCATCGGGGCCAACAACATCTTCTGGGCCAAAGGATTCGAGGCCGACGATTTGATCGCTTCGTGCGTCAAGCACCTTCCGAATGCTCGGAAGGTGTACATCGTCAGCAACGACGAGGATCTCTACCAGATGATCGAGGGCAGCCGGGTGGTAGTCTACCGCCCGGCTTCCAAAACGGTTGTCAATGAGGAGGATTTCCGAAGGAAACACTCCGAGATGCCACCATGCCTTTACGCTTCGGCAAAGGCATGGGCAGGCTGTTCGTCCGACAATGTTGTCGGACTGACAGGCATTGGTATGGCGAAGGCGGCAAAATTTTTAATGGGAAAAGGGAAACCTGAGTTCCGAAAACGCTTCACTGACCACGTAGAAGTGTATAACAAGAACATCCAGCTTACGAAGCTCCCCGCTCCGGGGACTCCCGAGTGTCGACCTGTTCCACAGGTCGACGCTTTGGACTGGGCGATGATGGGCCGAGTATTCGACAGCGTAGCACAACGAACACCGAAAGGCATCAAGAAATGAGCATTCGACTCACCCGACAACAATGGTTGGACTCCAACAAGAAGCCAGAGGATTCGCGTTCCCCTGAGGAACGCAAAGCCTCCAAGAAGAACAACCCAACCACCCAAGCGAGGAAGGCTCCTCGACAAGTTCGCTTCCGCAACTTTGTTCAAGCCGTCGAGCAACAGATGGTTGACGGTCAGGTAGTCGCAGACAAGCGAGTGCTGGAAGCAGTCGCGAGGCGAAGGGATCTGCGACACGCTCAGAATGAGCGACTGATGGCGGTTTATGATTGGATTGAGCAGCACCGCAGCAACAAGGGCGAATCTGAATAATGGACAACGCCACCCCTGCATTCATCACAGGTAGCCAAGCCTACGGCACAGCTACCCCAGAAAGCGACATTGATTTAGTCTGCTTCGTCTCCGAGGGGACGAAGCGACAGATCATCGAACTCTCGCGTGGTCTGCCCATCAGGTTTGGTAATCTAAATCTGATCCTTGAGACGGATCTTACCCTGTACGCCGCCTGGGAGGCGGCGAAGGATCAATGCTTACAACAAAACAGGAAACGCAAGACGGAGGGCCTGATCCCTTTGTCTAAGGAGGAAGTGTGTGAAATTCACGCAATTTGCGGGATTCCACAGGGATCTGATAATCCATCAAGCAAACCATAGGAGGTCGAATAATGCCCAAGAAAAAATCCACAACCGAGGCTCCGGTCAAGAAGAAACGCAAGGGCGATCCGAAGAAAGGCTCCGCTTTCGAGCGAGACTTCGCTCGAAAGCTATCCCTATGGTGGAGCGAAGGCAAAGCCGACGACTGGTTCTGGCGGCTTGGTGGCTCGGGGGGCCGAGCCACCAACCGGGCCAAGTCGGGTAGGAACACAGCCAATGGCTACGGGGACATTGCTGCGCAATGTCCCGAAGCGCAGAAGTTGCTGAACATCGTGACCTTTGAACTCAAGCGAGGGTACAACAGCACGACAATTCAAGACCTGATTGACAAGCCCAACGGGCCGAATCAGATGCGGGACTTCATCGAGCAAGCGAAGCGTTCCGCTTCGCTTGCGGGTACTCCGTTTTGGATTCTGGTTCTCAAGAGGGATTTGCGAGAGGAGTTGATCGTGACCAACATAGAAAGAAGGGCAGTCGATACGGGCTTCGTGTGGCTTGACGCCGAACATGCACCATCCGACGCCGTTTATGTTTTTCGGGGATCTCAATTCTGGGATGAAGGCAGAAGGTCGGCATTGCAGACAGAGGCGGCCAACCACTACGTACTTTACGGAGCCTCCCAATGAAAATCCAGCGTAAAGAATTCCTTCGCCACCTAGAGTCCTGCGCCCCTGGCTTGTCCTCTACCGACAACATCGAGCAGTCGGAATGCTTCCTGTTTACGAACGGGAAGGTCTACACGTTCAACGACGAGGTACTGTGCCAACAGGATACCGTAGTCAACTTCCGATGCGCGGCTCCTGCGAAGCCGCTTTTGGAAACCCTGCGAAAGCTGACCGAGGACGAGATTGACATCTCGCTCAAGGACAGCCAGTTGGTCATCAAGTGTGCCAACATCCGGCAGATCAAACTCAACGTCCAACTCGATGTCATCCCCCACTACGAGTCGGTGGATGCCCCCGGCGAGTGGTCCGACGTTCCCCCTGTGTTCGCAGACGCATTGGCGATGGCCGCCGATTCGGCGGCCAAAGACTCCGAGGCATGGGAGCTGACCTGCGTGGAACTAAGCTCCCGTGGCCTACAGGCCACGGATGTGTTTCAGGCAGTCCGCTACAAGCTGGACTGCCCCATCAGCAAGCCGACGCTTATCAAGCGTGCGGCTTGCGGTGCGGTCAACGAACTCGGCGTAGCTGCGCTCGCCGAGTCCGCAGGGTGGGTGCATTTCAAAACGTACACCGGACTGCAAGTTGCAGTCCGGGCGTACAGCGGGACGTTGCCGGATCTGTCTGATGCGTTCCGGTCAGAATCGGAGGG